ATGTACCAAAGAATTTATGTTTGCGTGTATCAGCAATCAAAGTAGATAGCCCACCCCCTAAGTTTTGGAAGTGGACATCTGGTGTACACAAAGATAAAAGACACAAAGGTAGAGAGTGTCCTGCATATAAACAAGATGGACAATGTAAAGATTGTCGTGCTTGTTGGGATCGTAAAGTTAAACAAGTAAGTTACAAAGAGCATTAAAATGACACCAAGTGAGTTAGCACATAAGCTATCCTCTGCCATTGAAAAAGAATTAGATGGTAAAGTATTTGAACACAAGACATACGCAGATGGTATGGGTTGTCAATTTACTTTTTATTTTAAAAATAAGTCATTTGTTATTGACTTATGGGATGAAGATGTGGTAGAGTTACTTAATAAATAAAATTAAGGATTAATAATATGCACAATAACAAACCAATTAAAGACCATGAAGAAGGTTTTATTTATGTAAGAAAAAAAGATTTAGACAATGCAATAACTTATGGATTGTTTAATAATGTAAATGAAAAAGAAGAATATACAATAGATAAACCTAAACCAAAACCAGATGATTATTATATTGTCGAAATTAAAGGAACAGAAAAATTATGAAAGAGTATACGTTTACAAGACAAGGTGGAGATACAAAAGTTATTGAAGCTATGAGTTTAAAAAAAGCCATAAAAAAATATGATGGCAAACCAAATGATCATGATGATCATGCAGTTATAACTTGGACTAGTAAAAAAAATAATGACAGTGACAAGACTATAAAACTACCACATGTATCTAGAAAAGAAAGAAAGGGAAAACTATGAAGACAATATATGGAGAACGTATAAAAGAAATATTAGATAATCATTATGAATGGTGTAAAGCAAATGGCAGAGATACATCATGGTATGGTGAGTATAAACGAGTAACTACGAGGAAAAAAAATGTTAAAAAGAATACACGTTAATCAACATAAGATAAGACATAACCTTAAACATGGAAGTGATGATCCTGTCATCACTGTAAAGACATCCAAGTCTAATGAATATGGACATGAGGTTCTTATTCATGGAATGGCAAAAGTTATTTATAGTCCAGACAAACCCTTATCTTGTGGTGCAAAAGTCTGGATAGAGACAGAGTCCGAAGTGGAGGTAAAGAATGTTTGTATGGAAACATCCAAAATATTATAAAGAAATTCGTAAAAAAAATTTGACAAATAAAACCATTTCTGATAAGGAAGATGATGATGAAAAAATACAAAATAAGAATAGCAGGTCTAGGAATAGAAGCAACAGCAATAATACCATTCAACGCAGAACCAACGATAGCTGACATAGAAAATAGAACAGCTGAGTATTTAAATCATAATCTTATGAAGCTAGAGAAGAATGAATTTTATACTGCTGATAGATACTTCTTAACATATGAGGAGTTACCTATTGAATTATAAACAACAGCTAGAAGTTATTAAAGGTTTGTCTATAGATAAAGACACACAAGCAAGAATAGATTGTCCATTCTGTAATGGTAGGAATACTCTATCCATAGATACTAGCGACAACAAAATCTCTTGGTACTGTTTTCATGCGTCTTGCAGTGCCAAGGGAAGACAACAAGGACAAAAAGATATTCACTATGTACAAAAAGTTTTTCATGGTAATAAAGATCTTCACATTGAAGATAAAGATTTTGTGATGCCAGATAGTTTCCAATCTATATATTCAAATAAAAAAGCTATGAATTGGTTATCTAATAATAATTGTTGGGAGTCTTGGTCATGGGGTAGAGCAGATTTTAAATATGATGTTAAACAAGATAGAGTTGTGTTCTTAATTAAAAATAATATTACTCATAAAATTGTTGGTGCAGTAGGTAGAGCATTAAATAAAAAAGATTTTCCTAAATGGTATATGTATGGTAATAAAGATGTTCCATTTAAATGTGGAGTTTGTGATGATGCAGTTATTGTAGAGGATTGTCCTTCTGCATGTGCTGTATCCAATATACTTACAGGTATATCAATCATGGGTACTAGTATAAAAGATTCACACTTAGATCACATAAGACCTTACAAAAATTTATATGTATGTTTAGACAGAGACGCAACAGTTAAGTCTTATACAATTGCAAAAGAATTAAGATCATCTGGATTTGATAATGTAATCGTTAAACCATTAGAAGATGACTTAAAATACTATAATACAGAACAAATAAGGAGGATGTTTTATGAATCAAAAGATGACAGAGAAACTTTATAGATTAAGTATAACTGTATGTGATAAAGTTTTTGTTTGCAATAACATAAATGATCAAGATATTATTATAAAAGAATTTCATTATTGGGAACAAGCCTATAATTGGATTGATAATAATTTTAAAAAAATAGGAGAAGGTTGTAATTATAATTATTATTATAACACAAAAAAAATTAAGGAGTGTGCATGATAGAGAAACAAATGATTAGGCTTATGCTTAATAAAAAATTTTATACAAAATATAAAGGTACAATATCATCTACAATATTTTCTGGAGATATAAGTTCTTTGTATGATACAATACAAAAGGCTCACTCTAAATATGAAGAAGATATAAAGGTTGATGAGTTATATTCTTTACATACTGCTATATTTAATCCTGCACTTACTCGTGCAGCTAAGGAAAAGTTTAGTGAGTTAGTAGAAGATATAAAAGAAGTAGTTGAACCTAGCCAAGAAATAGCTAAAGATATTATGCGTATCTTATCTGATAGAGATCTTGCACAAAGAATAGCAATAGAAGCTACAGAGATCTTTAATGGTAAGGAGGGAAACTTTAACGAGATATCTACAATGATAGATAAACATAAGACAAATACTAGTGAGGATAAAAATCCTGCAGTAACTAATGATGTATCTAAAGTTATAGAGTTATTAGATGTTACTACTAAATGGAAGTTTAATATTCCTGTGCTAAAAGAAAACGTAGGTGGTATTGGTGGAGGCAATCTTATGATTGCATTTGCTAGACCAGAGACAGGTAAGACAGCTTTCTGGGTAAGTTTATGTACAGCACCAGCAGGTTTCTGCTCTCAAGGTGCAAAGGTGCATGCATTTATAAATGAAGAACCTGCAATAAGAACACAGATAAGGGCAATATCTGCATACACTGGTATGACTAGAGATGAGATATTGTTTGATAGAGTACAGGCACAGAAAATATGGAGTGAGATAAAAGATAATATCTCAATGTTTGACACAGTTGATTGGTCTATGGATGATATAGATGCACACTGTGAGAAACATAAACCAGATATAGTTGTGATAGATCAGCTAGATAAAGTTAATGTATCTGGTACATATGCAAGAACAGATGAGAAGTTAAGACAGATCTATACAAGTGTAAGGGAGATAGCTAAGCGTAGAGACTGTGCAGTGATTGCAATATCACAAGCATCTGCTGATGCACACAATAGAAACAGTATTTCATTTGATCAAATGGAAAACTCTAAGACAGGTAAAGCAGCCGAAGCTGATTTAATTATTGGTATAGGTAGAAATGCTAACACTGACTTAGAAAATAATATAAGAACATTATGTATAAGTAAAAATAAAATTAATGGTTATCATGGTGAACCTGTGTGTACCATTAGGAGAGGTATAAGTAGGTACGAGGTATGATAACAACAGTAGACGTAGAGACATCTTGGCAAAGAAATGAGAATGGTGGGTATGACCCATCACCATTTCACAAAGATAATATATTAGTTAGTGTAGGATTAAATTCTTATTTTGGTGATGAGTATTATTTTACAAACCATAGCGAAAGAGTAGATAGTGGTTGTGCAATTAAGATACAGGAAACTCTAGACAAGACAACTTTACTTGTAGGACATAATATTAAATTTGATTTAATGTGGTTACTAGAGTCTGGATTTAAATACAGTGGTAGGGTATACGATACTATGCTAGGGGAGTATATACTTAATAAAGGTATAAGAAAAAGTTTAACTTTAGAGATGTGTTGTCGTAGAAGAAAGATAGGATCTAAAGATAGTAGTGTAAAAGAATGGATGGATAGAGGTGTATCCTTTGAAAACATACCTGTAGATATTGTAGAAGAGTATGGTAAGATAGATGTACAGATCACTAGAAGATTATTTGATTCTCAAATGGCAGACTTTAAATTAGAAAAGAATAAAGACTTGCTGATGACAGCTAAGATGATGAATGAATTTTTAGTTGTATTAAGCGATATGGAACGTAATGGAATTAACATTAACATAGAAGATTTAAATAAGGTTGAACGAGAGTTTAGAGCAGAGTTTGCATATCTAAAACAAAAGATAGATAAGATAGTGTACAAACAAATGGGAGATACTAAAATAAATCTTTCTAGTCCAGAGCAACTGTCTTGGTTAATTTATTCTTTAAAACCAAAAGACAAGAAGGAATGGTGTAAGATATTTAATATAGGTATAGATAAAGGTACTGGTAAGAGTAAGAAGCGACCACAGTATTCTAGATTACAGTTTAGAAACTTAGTTGCAGATAATACAGTTCCTATATTTAGAACTTTTGCTAGTCAGTGCTTACCCTGTAATGGTAAAGGTGTTATTAAAAGAATTAAAAAAGATGGTAGCCCTTTTAAAAATTATAGTAAGTGTTCTGATTGTGATGGTGATGGCTATGTGTACACAGAGATGGCTAAGTATGCAGGGTTTAGACAAAGGCCTAAATCAGTTTATGATATAGCTGAGTCTGGATTTAGAACTGATAAGATAACTTTAAATAAAATTGCTGCAGAAGCTGAAGGTGAGTTCAAAGAATTTATAGACTCTATTGTTAGACACAATGCAGTTGACACTTATCTAAATACTTTTGTAGAAGGATTAAAAAATTTTACAAATGAAAAAGGTTTTCTACATCCTAAGTTTATGCAGGCAGTAACAGCTACAGGTAGATTATCTAGTAGAGATCCTAACTTTCAAAACCAACCTAGAGGTAAAACATTTCCTATTCGTAAAGTTGTTACATCTAGATTTGAAGGTGGTAAGATACTAGAGATAGACTTTGCACAATTAGAATTTAGAACTGCAGTTTATCTTGCACAAGACAAGCAAGGTATGGAAGATATAAGAAATAAAATAGATGTACACAAATATACAGCTGACATCATTGGAGTATCTAGACAAGATGCAAAGGCTCATACATTTAAACCTTTGTATGGTGGTGTAACTGGTACAGAAGATGAGAAAAGATATTATACTAAATTCTTAGAAAAGTATAAAGATATAAAGTCTTGGCATGATAAGTTGCAAAGTGAAGCAATAAGATATAAAAGAATTAAACTACCAACTGGTAGAGAATATTCTTTTCCATATGCACAGAGAACTCCTTGGGGTGGATCTACATATGGAACACAGATAAAAAATTATCCTGTGCAAGGT